CATGATACCTTTGATGACCCTCACAAGCATATAGCTGGTGGTACGTATAGAAAAGTAGGTGATAAAAAACCTAAAAAACAATAAAAACTTATAAATAACTAATCATGGAATCAATCAAACAAGAAAAAAGCAACCTAATGAGTGATAACCCTGTTGCTAAAGATGCTAGCGGAGGAAGAGATAAATCATTTATGTCTCAGCACTGCTGTTCAACATCAAGATTATCACCTATCAAACATTGTGGACCTGCTCATAAATAACAGTAGGGAACTGTAAAACCCAAGTCAAACAAAAACAATAACAAAAACAAAAACAAAAACAAAATGGCAAAATTTATTAAATTTAAAATTAACAATGCTACTGCTCCTGGAGCTGGTGGTAATTGGGGTGGAAGAGACGTTTTAATAGGCGTTGATGACATTGAAAACGTAGCTGATGCTGTAAACGGCGGTGTTTACACTGTAGTCGTTACATTAAAAAGCTTTGTAGGATTATCTGACGCTGCAATTGCTAACGCAACAATCGGAGGAAGAATACTTACTTTAAGTGTATCTACTTCTATAAGCACTGCTGTTAACCCAACTGCGGTTACTGTAGATGCTAACATGCCTTCTCAGTCTATTGTTAGAGCTATGACAGCTAACCCAGGTGGTATTGCTGCTTCTGCTCAACTAGGATTAGATGGTGGTGGAGTAAGAGCTACTGACGATCAAATGTATTGGTCAGGCGCTGTATTCAGCTCTGTTAACGATATATAAACTAACTTATGAGATCTAGAGGTTTAGGTGACGACATAGAGAAGTTTACAAAAGCTTCTGGTATTAAAAAATTAGTTGATAATGTATCAAAAGGTTTAAACATTCCCTGCGGTTGCTCAGGTCGTAGGGATGCTTTAAACAAAGTATTTCCTTATAAAAAATAATATGGCTTTTAAATTAAACAATCCACCTTATGTAGTAGATAATACTCCTGTATACAATGTAGATATGGAAGAAGGTGTTTTAGGTAAAGCTAATAATAACGGTACTATAATTATAAATAAAGATTTAGACCCAAATCAAATAGACGACGTTGTTGCTCATGAAAAAATACATATAGAGCAAATGAAACGTGGTGATTTAGATTACGACGACGAAAACGTTTATTGGAAAGGAAAGAAATATTCCAGATCTGATATGGAAGAAGGTGCTAAGGACCTTCCGTGGGAAGCAGAAGCTTACAAAAGATCAAACACATGAAAAAAATTTGGGAGTGGTTAAGTGGTAATGTCATCAAAGATGTTGGTGATGTTATTGATAAACTAACAACTACAGACGAAGAAAAACTTCAGATTAAAAAGGAGATTCAAGTTATAGTTGAAAATGCCTCTGCAGAAGCAGAAGACCAAATAACAAAACGTTGGGAATCAGATATGACATCAGATTCTTGGCTTAGTAAAAACACGCGTCCTATGGCGCTTATATTTTTATCATTTATGGCTATAGCTTTTATATGGGTTGATAGTCATCATGAAATATCCTTTACTGTAGAACAAGAGTGGATAGAATTATTAAAACAACTATTAACAACCGTGTATGTGGCTTATTTTGGCTCACGTGGTTTTGAAAAATATAAATCAATAAGTAATAAATAAAAAAAATGGGATATTTTAGTAGAGCAATAAGTATAACAAAAAGTGATACAATAAATTCTTTACCAGCGTGGGAGTTTATGAATCAAACAGGTACGCTAGGAACTTTTCTAGCTGGATCCTTAGTATACGTTGGTGGTGCAGGTGATGTAAATGTAATAGTAGCTGGTACATTAGGTCCGCAAAACACAGTTGTAGACTTTCAAGCTATTACAGCTGGTGGAACTGGATACACGGGAGCTAACGGCGTTGCAACAACTGGAGGGTCAGGAACTGGTTTAACAGTAAACACAACAGATACAAACAATGTAATTACCGCTGCAGTAGTAAACGCAGCGGGTAGTGGATACAAAATTGGAGACGTAATAACAATAAGCGGTGGAAACGCAGACGCAAAATTAACTATTGCTGATGTAAAAAGTTTATTACCTACGGTTGATCAAGGTGTTGAATTCTCTGGATTACAACCAGGTGACACAATGCCAGTATATGTTGATTACGTTTTAAGTACAGACACAAGCGCTACTTTATTGGTAGCAGGAAGAGAGTCATCATTAGGGTAAATAACTAATATATAGGTGACTATATAAATAAGTAAATATTAATAATCAAATAAAATTAAATTATGAGTAAAGTAAAAGAAATGGTAAAAGCAATGATTACCGAAGAACAATTAAAAACTGTTCAAGAACAACAAGCTAAGTTAACTGAAGGTTTAAGAACTTTAGGTGTACTAGATGTTCAAAAACAAAATATTCACGGTCAAATAGCAGAATTGTCTAAAGAAATTGAAGCTACTAAAAAAGAACTAGAAGACGAATACGGTCAAGTTAATATTGACTTAAAAGACGGTTCTTATACTGAGATCGAAAAAGAAGATGACAAATAATATTAGAAAGATTAGTATTGGGTCAGACTACAAAAACGATGCTATGCATTATTCTGTAGGCCAACAAGTATATGGTGGTCACGAGATATCGCATATACTTTTTGATGACTCAGATAACTCTTATAATATACACATTAAAAAAAACAACGAGGTATTGCCGTGGAAGAAGTTTAATTCTAACATGGCTATATCCGTTGAGTATGATTTAGAATACTAATGAACAGCCTTTATGATTTCATTGTTGAACCTCTAGGAGACAAGTACAGCAATACGGTTAAATTGGGTGACAAAGAATTAGTTGTTAATACTAAAATAGAAAACTTTAAGTTTGTAAATAGATTAGCTAAGGTTGTAAAAACACCATTAGCTTTTAATTTAAATATAAAAATTGGAGACATAGTAGTTGTACATCAAAACGTTTTTAGAGTGTTTTACGATATGAGAGGCGAAAAGAAAAAGAGTAGATCTTTTTTTAAAGACGACCTGTATTTTTGTGCTATAGATCAAGTATATTTATATAAAAACGAAAATGGTTGGAACACCGTAGGTGATAGATGTTTTATAAAACCTATAAAAAGTAATCAGTCTCTAACGGTTGATAAAGAGCGTAGTCTTGTTGGTATACTTAGATATGGCAATAGCTCCTTAAATGACCTAGAAATAAACCCAGGTGACCTAGTTGGTTACACACCTAAAGGTGAGTGGGAGTTTTTAGTAGAAAAAGAAAGACTTTATTGTATGAAATCTAATGATATTGTAATTAAGTATGAATATAAAGGAGACGAAGAAGAATATAATCCAAGCTGGGCACATAGCGGTTGAGGAATTAATAAAGGTTGCTAAGGAAGCTATTGTAGATTCTGATGATGACATATCTGCAGATAGACTTAAGAATGCTGCTGCAACAAAGAAGCTTGCTATATTTGATGCTTTTGAAATACTTAATCGTATTGAAACAGAAGAAGACTTATTAAACGAAAAACCTAAAGAAGTAAAAGAAGAAAAGTCTTTTAAAGGTTTTGCAGAAGGTAGATCTAAATAATGTACGAGCAAACTCTATATAAAGTATTAAAAGACCATGTTAAACCTAAAGTTCTTAACAGAATGAATAGGTACAAGAAATGGGAATATGGCTACGATAACGAGCATGATATGGTTGTTATTAGTAAGACAGGTGAGATAGGACAAATATATGAGATACAAAACTTAAAAATAGCTTTACCTAAAAAAGTTAATGTAGTTGAATTTGAAAATGACAAGTGGACTTATTCTGAATACCCAAAAGAATTAAAAAAAATTAAATCTGTATTTGACTGGGAAGATTACCCGTTAGATTTTAAAGAAAAATGGTATGACTATATTGACAAAGAATTTACACGACGTGAAGAAGGCTTTTGGTTCATTAGCAAAGGTATTCCTACTTACATTACTGGCACTTATTATATGTACTTGCAGTGGAGTAAGATTGACGTCGGGCAACCAGACTTTAGGGAATCGAATAGATTATTCTACATATTTTGGGAGGCATGCAAATCCGATACCAGGTCATATGGAATGTGTTATCTTAAAAACCGTCGAAGCGGATTTTCATTTATGTCCTCAGCTGAATCGGTCAACCTTGCTACAATATCAACGGATTCACGGTTTGGCATATTGTCCAAATCTGGTGCCGATGCTAAAAAGATGTTCACAGATAAGGTCGTACCTATTTCCGTCAACTATCCCTTCTTTTTCAAGCCGATCCAGGACGGTATGGACAGGCCAAAGACCGAGCTCGCCTACAGAGTCCCTGCCTCAAAATTTACCCGTAGAAAGCTTGAAGCCAACGAAAAAATACAAGAAATTACCGGTTTGGACACCACCATCGACTGGAAGAACACCGGTGACAACGCCTACGATGGGGAGAAGCTTAAACTCCTCGTCCACGATGAATCCGGGAAATGGGAAAAACCCAACAACATCCTCAACAACTGGCGTGTTACGAAAACCACCCTTAGATTAGGTAGTAGAGTAATTGGTAAGTGCATGATGGGATCAACATCAAACGCTTTAGATAAAGGAGGTAGAAATTTTAAAAAGCTTTACGATGATTCGGATGTTACAAAAAGAAACGCCAATGGACAGACTCGTTCAGGACTCTATTCTTTGTTCATACCTATGGAATGGAACTACGAAGGATACATTGATTCTTATGGCTTACCTGTATTCAATACACCAAAAAAAGACGTAGAAGATCCACACGGAACAAAAATAAAACAAGGTGTAATAGAATATTGGAATAATGAAGTAGAGGGTTTAAAAGAAGATCAAGACGGATTAAATGAATTTTATAGACAGTTTCCACGTACAACTAAGCACGCATTTAGAGACGAGTCTAAGCAATCTTTATTTAATCTAACTAAAATATATGAACAAATAGATTATAACGAAGATACTAAAAACTCTAAACAAGTAACTCAAGGAAGTTTTCAATGGGAAAACGGTCAAAAAGATACTAGAGTTATATTTGTACCAAACAAAAACGGAAGATTCTATGTTACATGGGTTCCTGATGTAGGTTTACAAAATAAAAGATATATAAGAAACGGAGTTAATTACCCAGGTAATGAACACTGTGGAGCGTTTGGTTGTGATCCATATGACATATCAGGTACGGTTGATAAAAGAGGTTCTAATGGATCTTTACATGGTTTAACTAAATTCAGCATGGAGCAAGTTCCACCAAATCATTTTTTCTTAGAATACATAGCTAGACCACAAACTGCTGAAATATTTTTTGAAGATGTACTTATGGCTTGTGTGTTTTACGGCATGCCAATACTAGCGGAAAACAACAAACCAAGATTATTATATTATTTTAAAAGAAGAGGTTATAGAGGTTTTGCCATGAATAGACCTGATAGAAAAAGAAACAAACTATCTGTAACAGAAAGAGAAATAGGTGGAATACCTAACTCAAGTGAAGATATAAAACAAGCACATGCTTCTGCTATTGAAACATACATAGAAACATTTGTAGGTTTAAAAGAAACAGGTTATGGTGATGTTTATTTTCAAAGAACACTAGAAGACTGGTCGCAATTTGACATAAACAATAGAACAACACATGATGCTTCAATTAGTTCTGGCTTAGCTTTAATGGCTTGCAACAAGCACAGATACGCGCCATCTAATAAACTTGAATTAAAACCAGTTAATTTAGGTATAAAAAAATACGATAACAAAGGAACTACATCAAAAATTTTAAGTTAATGAATATATATACTAACACCAATAGTGCTTTCCCTAGTCAAGTAGTGAGTGATGCTGAAAAAGCTAGCGTAGAATACGGAAGTCAGGTGGCAATGGCTATTGAATATGAGTGGTTTCGTCAAGGCAGAACTTCTGGTAACAGGTATTTAACTAATTGGAATCAATTCCACGAATTAAGATTATACGCTCGAGGTGAGCAGAGTATACAGAAATATAAAGATGAATTATCTATTAACGGTGATTTGTCTTATTTAAATTTAGACTGGAAGCCAGTTCCTATATTATCTAAGTTTGTAGATATAGTTGTAAACGGTATATCTAATAAGAGCTATGATATAAAAGCTTATGCTCAAGATCCAGAATCTATAAAGAAAAGAACTGAATATGCCTCTAAGTTACAAGAGGATATGATAGCTAAAGAATTCTTAGAAGAATTAAAAGGAACTTTAGGTATTGATTTATATCAAAGTCCAAACCCAGATACTTTACCAGAAACTGATGAAGAACTAGAACTGCACATGCAGTTAAGTTATAAGCAGTCAATTGAAATAGCAGAAGAAGAAGCTATATCATCTGTGCTTGCTCAAAATAAATATGATTTAACTAAGCGTAGAATAAACATGGACTTAACTGTTCTTGGTATTGGCGCTGCTAAAACAAACTTTAATACAGCAGAAGGTATTACCGTTGATTACGTAGATCCAGCGTATATGGTTTATTCATACACTGAAGACCCTAACTTTGAGGATATATATTATGTAGGTGAAATAAAAGCTATAACTATACCAGAGCTTAAAAAAGAGTTTCCAGACATAACTGAAGAAGAATTAAAAAGAATACAAGCAACGCCTGGTAACAGATCTTATGTTACAGGATGGGGACAATACGATGAAAATACTGTTCAAGTATTATACTTTGATTACAAGACTTACTCTAATCAAGTATTTAAAATAAAAAACACAGATCAAGGTTTACAAAAAGCTTTAGAAAAAGATGACACGTTTAATCCTCCAGAAAATGATAGTTTTGAAAAAGTATCAAGATCTATAGAAGTATTATACAGTGGTGCTAAAGTTTTAGGTACTGACACTATGTTGAAATGGGAGCTAGCTAAGAATATGTCTAGACCTATGGCTGATACTACTAAGGTTAGAATGAACTATAATATCTGTGCACCTAGAATATATAAAGGTCGTATAGAATCTTTAGTTAGCAAATGTATAGGTTTTGCTGACATGATTCAATTAACGCATTTAAAGCTACAACAAGTTATGTCTAGAATAGTACCTGATGGTGTTTATTTAGACATGGATGGTTTAGCTGAAGTTGACTTAGGTAATGGTACAAACTACAATCCTGCAGAAGCACTTAATATGTATTTTCAAACAGGTTCTATTGTAGGTAGATCACTTACACAAGACGGTGATATGAACTCCGGTAAAGTACCTATTCAAGAACTTAACAGTTCAAGTGGTCAAGGTAAGATACAAAGTTTAATACAAACTTACCAGTATTACTTACAAATGATACGTGACGTAACCGGACTTAACGAAGCTAGAGATGGTAGTACTCCAGACAAACAAACTTTAGTTGGCTTGCAAAAAATTGCAGCTAATGCTTCTAATGTAGCAACTAGACATATAAAACAAGCTAGTTTGTATCTTACGTTAATGACATCTGAAAATATAGCTTTAAAAATAGCTGATGCATTAGAGTTCCCTTTGACAGCAGCATCGTTAAAAAACTCTATATCTAATTACAATGTAAATACATTGATGGAGGTTTCTAATTTAAACCTACATGACTTTGGTATTTTTCTAGAATTAGAACCAGACGAAGAAGAGCAACAACAATTAGAGCAAAATATACAAGTTGCTTTACAAGGTGGTGGTATAGACTTAGAAGATGCTATAGACTTAAGACAAATTAAAAATCTTAAGTTAGCAAATCAAATGCTTAAAGTTAAGCGTAAGTCTAAAGCTAAACAAGATCAAGACAACCAACAAGCTAATATTAGAGCTCAAGCAGAATCTCAAGCTGAT